TACTTCGAGAACCTAGAAATTCCCATTCAGGCATAAACCACAAAAACGCCATTCATGGCCTGAATTTGCCATTCATACTGTGTAAGAAATTCGCCATTCATAGCGATGGCTGGAGCAATGCTGATTCTCGCTGGCGTCCTCATCGGCCTCTACGGCCTGGCGGTCCTCCTAGGCGACAGGGAACCCGACGGCACCGTACGGGAGAGTATCAAGGTGAGACGCAAGAATCTCACCCGGAAGGATTGAGAAGCCCTACCGGCAAGGGCAGGGCTGGAGCTTAGGGCTGGAACTTGCTGAAGCTGTGCAGCGGCCTAGGCAGCTGGCGCAAGTAGGCCAGGAGATCGGCGAGGCTTAGGTGATATTCCTCACCGTGCGACCAATACTCGCAATGGCTGGCGCTGTAGATCGTGACCCATTGATCAGGCTCGCGCCACGGGTTATCTATGCAGATTGCTAAGTGCTGGCGCTGATCTGGATCGTCTGGCCTTTGTGGTCCGGCACTACAGCCGCAGATCACGGCATCATGTTCCTCCAGCTGGCTTGCAATATCGGCAAGGGCTGGAGCGTACTGGTTGGCGAATTCTGAGAGGCTCATAAGATGCGCGTTTTTTGTGGGGTTGTGGAAATGTGGAAACTGTGGAAAAACTCAGAGGGTCCCGTCTTCCATGGCCCATGCTTGGAGCACTTGGGCAGCGTCAACCGTGCGGCTGTTGCGGCTGGCGCGCTCAAGGGCAGCGGCAACCCGCTTGTGTGTTTCGGTTAGGCGTGGAGCGTTAGCTGGTTTGAGGTCATCCGGGCAGAGGCCACCACCACGGCTTAGCTGAACCTGCTCCCATTTCGGAACCAGTGCCCACCAGAACTCTGTGGTTCCTTCCTTGCCGTGTTCGTGCTGTAGCTGGATCAGCTGTTGCCAGAAGTCGGCGGCTAGGTCGGTTGGGATTGTCTGGCGCTCCGCTATGTAGCGCAGGTCCCTGAGCTGGCGCTTCTGGTCACGGATCAGGTCCCGCTCTTCTTTGCGGGAATCCTTAGCCGCTTGTTTGCGGGCTTTGGTACGGGTGAGCGCTGGCTCACTGGTGCTGAATGTGGAGCTCACTGGTCGGCCTCCCCATAGGCAGACTCAATACGGGAGCCGCAGTGATCACAGAAAAGCTCGGGGTCTTCCCAATTGGGCTGGAGCGCCACAAGCTGCCAGCCGTCTGAGCCGGTTGTGGTGCCGATAGCCTCGCGCTCAGACTTAGCGCAACGGTGACAAAGGGCAGCACCGTCACTGGTGACGCCGAACAACGGATAGCCACCAGGCCAAGCGTAAGGGCTGGCGCTGAGCTGGTCTGCCAGTCTGAGGCTGGCGCTTTGGATTGTCATTGCTCAAGCTAGAGCGGTTGAACCCTCACACACTACACCACCGCGCAACGTTTGACAGCTGACCGGTGGTGTGGTTAATGTGTGAGAGTTGACCCCGTTCCTACTGGAGCAATGCAACTAGCCACCGCTTCTCTCGACTGCGACCGCTTCGACTACGTCCAGGCGTCAGCCCTTTTCTGGGATGAGCACCACAGCGGCCAAGCCTCCGAAGGCTACGCGCGGCTCTCCCGTTATATGGGGCCGTACCGTTACAACCCCGGCCCTTGCTTCAACGGCTGGAGCGACCTTAGCTGCGCAGCTAAAGAGGTCTACCGGGCCTGGTGTGAGCGCGAGTCTGTGGACTGCGAGTATGACCAGCTGCGCTACGTCCTAGATCAAGCCGGCTGGGACGTGGAGGATGACGGCTGCATCGCTGAGCTGCTGGAGCGTTACAGCCACAGCGACCCTGCAGAGTCTGGCTTGTGCAACTTCGACCGCAGCGACTGGGTCAACTGCGACATGCCCTACACGCGTGACCTAATCCGTTTCTACGACATGCACGAGGATGACGTGCTGGCGTGGTGCGATCGGGCCTGCGAGGCTTTCGGCTTTACTCAGCGAGCGCAGCTGTGGGAGAGCGAGACAATCGAGGATCCCGATGACCTCAAGGCCTCGCTAGTTAATCACGCTATGACCTGGTGCGCTCGTGAAGCGCTCGCCATCGTGGAGGGCTGAGCGATGCGCTGGGATGTAGAACTGACTGACACTTTTGGCGGTGAAGCCAACTACAGCTGGTGCAAACGCGAGACAATCGAGCTACCGGAGACTGCCACCGATCGCCAGGTCATCACAGCCGCTAAGGCTGCCCTGGGTCTGACTGGTCAGCGCTGCCGGCGCTTTGATCACGGCGAGGGCTTCGAGCTTCGGCCTGTCGGTGCTTGTGCGGTGGCGTTTGTCTTGCCGGCTTACTGACTGGCGCAACTGCTGACCTATTGGCCCGGCCTAGTTGCCGGGCTTCTTTGTGGCTGGACACATTACACTAAGGGCAAGCAGTAAGCATCACTAACCGTGGCAGAAGTTGACGGCCAGGAAGTAGAGAAGCAACGGCCGTACGGGAAGCGGAACCCTGACGCTTGGATTGAAGAGCGACAGCGGAGGTTGTACCTCAAGCAGCTGAGCGGTCAGAGTGCTCGCGCTTTGGTCTATGAGCACGCGACACGTGAAGGCATCAGCGTAAGCACTGCCTGGCGCGATTACGCCACTGTGAAGGAGTGGAATGAGTCCGACTGGCAAGAGGAAAAGGACAAAACGGTCTCACGAATCCAGCAGATGAGACTCCGCTGTATCGAAGGCGCTATCCGGGCCAAGCAGTTCGGCACTGCTCAGCTGCTGCTGCGTGACCTTGGCGCTGTGGTCGGTGAGGTCTCGCTGGAGGCTCAGGCCGCGGCCGCGCCGCAACTCTCGATCACCATCGACGACAAGCGCAGCGCAGCCAATTAGCAAGCTGGCTGGATCGCTTGACCGCTGCCCCCTGCGGCTGTATTGTTACAGGGTACAGAACCGGGACAACTTCCCATGGCTACTTACCGGATTGACGTCCGCTTCACTGATTCCACAGACCACAACGACGTGATTGGCTTCGGTTACTACCTAGAAGCCTGCAACGATAAAGAGGCCGCAGAGTTTGGCCGCCAGCGTGCTGCCAAGTCCAGCCGACCTGCTGAGCTGGAGCGCGTTCGCCGGAGCTGGAAGTGATGCGCCCGATCCGTCTGATGCTTGCCGGTGCTCTGCCGGTTCTTCCTCTGCTTCTCTTCCTTCTCTGATCGCCGCGCCTTTACTCCCCGGGACTGATAATCATTCCCAGGCCCGGGGGGAGGGGTTGCAATTTCCACGCGCCTATGGGGGTGGCGGGGAACCTACTGATATATCCGCAATTCTTTCTTCTGTACTACAGGGGGGTAGGGTTGCGATTCCTGTACTACCCTAGAAAGTACCCCCAAAAATACAAATGACAGCCACGGCTGCTGGAACCCTCAATCTTCGATATGCGCAGGGCGAAGTATTCCGCAGTCGCAAGCGTTTCCGGGTGCTAGTAGCGGGTAGACGTTTCGGAAAGAGCTACCTCTCATGCATCGAGTTGCTGCGTGGGGCGATCGAAAGGCCGGGCGAAACATTCTTTTATGCAGCCCCTACATACCGGATGGCGAAAGACATTGCCTGGAAGGTAATGAAAAAGCTGGTCCCGAAGGCGTGGATCAAGAGCAAGAACGAGACGGACCTAAAGATCGAGCTGGTGAACGGCTCGACGATCGAACTGAAGGGCACTGAAAACGCCATGGCCCTTCGTGGCCGCAGTTTGGCTGGCGTGGTGCTGGACGAAGCCGCCTTCATGTCCAGCGAAGTCTGGTTCGAGGTCATCCGCCCAGCTTTGGCCGACAAACAAGGCTGGGCACTATTTATTTCCACCCCAGACGGCACGGCTAGCTGGTTTTACGAACTCTGGCAATACGCCAACAGCGGAGACGACGACTGGAGCCGGTGGCAATTCACGACGATCGATGGCGATAACGTCCCACCAGAGGAGATCGAAGCCGCCCGCGGCCAACTCGACGCCCGCACCTTCCGCCAAGAATTCGAGGCATCGTTTGAAAACCTCACCGGCCTGGTGGCGGTCAGTTTCGGCGACGAAAACATCAGCACCGAAGCCGAAGACATCAGCGTTTTGCCCGTCCTGCTTGGAGTGGACTTCAACGTCGACCCAATGTCGGGCATCTGCGCGGTCCGCAAGGACGACACCCTCTACGTTTTCGACGAAATCATGCTGACGGGTGGCGCCACCACCTGGGATTTCGCGGAGGAAGTCACCCGCCGCTTCGGCGTGGAGCGCCGCATCATCGCCTGCCCGGATCCCACCGGCGGCGCCCGCAAAACCAGCGGCGTGGGACTCACCGACCACAACATTTTGCGCCGCAGCGGCTTCAACGTCTCCAGCCCCCGCTCCCCCTGGAAAATTCGCGACAAAATCACCTGCGTCAACACCGCACTACTGGACGCTTCTGGAGTCCGCCGCACCTACATCCACCCACGCTGCAAAGAATTAATCAAATCCCTACGGACTTTGACCTACGCCCCAGGCACAGGCCTCCCCAACAAAAACCTCGGCGTTGACCACGCCTTCGATGCCTTCGGTTACATGTGTCTCCAACAATTCAACCTCGCAAAAATCGGCACCCTCGGCCAAACTTCCTACCGCCTTTACTAAACTGCAGTTATCGCTGGAGCTACATGCCTCTAAAGCGCGGCTATTCCCAAAAATCCATCTCCGAAAACATTCGGATGTTGGTGAAGGAGGGTTATTCCCAGAAGCAAGCCGCTGCTATTGCGTATGAAACCGCTCGCAAGGCGAAAAAAGCCGCCTCCAAGAGGAAAAAGTAGCCATGCCCGGTCATTACGGCGACGAAAAGAAGAAAAAGGCGAAGAAAAAGCCTGGCCTTTACGCCAA